GCTGTTTACTCCTGCTAATACAAGAGCCGGATCAGCACAACAGCAAAGCTATCCGCCACCGCAAAATGATACTTTTGCACACGGTTCTACTGCTCCAGAAAGAAGGACTGTAGATACTAGCGAACGTCCAGCAGGATATGACGCTACTGGAGGCACTTATGATGCAACAGCAAGCTTACCAAGTGCTACTGGCGGAACTCCTGCAGGACCACTAACATCTCCACCGGCAGGCTTAATTGACGGATTTAATGCACAACAAACTGTTAACTATCTAAATGCTGTTGGTACTAGAGAAAGTAACAATGCATACGATGCTGTAAATACTATCGGCTTCTCAGGCAAGTATCAGTTTGGCGAATTGGCATTAGAAGATCTAGGATACCTAAATGCAGGAGCAAATCGCCTAGGAACAAATGCACAAGTACTCGGAGATCCTGCTAACTGGACAGGCAAAGACGGAATTACTAGTCAACAAGACTGGCTGAATAGTCCTGCGGTACAAGAAAAAGCCATGGTAGAATATACTAATAAAAATAGACGTATTCTAGAAAGAATTAATGGTATAAGGGACGGTGACGATCTTCCAACACAATCAGGTATGCTAGCAGGAGCTCACTTGCTAGGCGGCGGCGGCATGAGGAACTGGAGAGAAGGCCGCGGCGGCGCCGACGCATACGGAACAACAGGCGGAGAGTACTTTACATTAGGGAGCAACGCAGTAGCATGAGCCAAGTAGTAATTCCAACATCAAATTTGAATAATCCTGCTAGATCACTAACACAAAATGATGCAAAACCTTTTGAAGCCGCTGCGCAGCAATCGAAATTTACAGGCGCAGCGTTCGGTGATATTGCAGGAGAATACGATCCAGGCGTAGGTTACTATGGCGGCTTCGGTGGTACCGGCGGCGAAGGAAACTTTGTTAGACAGTCTCCTTCAGATATACTTCCAGAAGGCGAAGGTTTTAATGCGCTAAACAGTGTATTAGAACAAACACTGACACAAGGTAATAACGGAGAATGGACTGAAAACGGATCTAATCCAAACGTATTACAAACATATCAAGTATGTGGACTAAATTATACCTCTGACAGTACTCCTTGGTGTGCAGGTTATGTAAGTTGGGCACTAGAAACAGCAGGAATTCCAAATCCAAGAACACTAGGATCTCAGTTGTATAGAAATTATGCTGCTGAAGTAGATTGGAGAACCTGGGAAGAAGTTAGACCAAACGATATTGTAGTGTTTAAAAGCAGATCTAGTCCAGGAGGACACGTTGGCTTTTTTAGAGGGTACAATCCTAACACTAATAGGGTGGCTATCCTTGGCGGAAATCAGTCTGACAAAGTTAAGATCAGTAACTTCCTAGTTACCGGAAGCTTGTATGTTGTAAACGTAAAAAGAAACTGGGCAGTACCAGAAGATTTTGACTTTCCAATAATCGGTAGCGATATAGCAAGCGGCAGTCTAGAAAGCTATGCATCAACGAGATAAGTAATAGTATGAGTACACTAGAAAAGAAATTATATCAAGAAATTGAAGTTAGAGCAAGTCGTTCTCCTAACGAGCCTGTAGAAAGTCGAGCCTACAAAGGTATAAGCACAGCTGACCCTGAAAGCGACACATTTAATCTATATGATATTGCACTAATTAAACAGGATATTATTAATCACTTTCATATACGTCAGGGAGAAAAATTAGAAAATCCTGAATTTGGCACAATTATCTGGGATGTGCTTTACGAACCAATGACAGAAAATCTACAGCAGGCTATTGCTAGTAATGTAACAGCTATTATTAATTACGATCCAAGAGTGCGAGTAGACGAAGTTACAGTTGGCACCTATGAAAGCGGCATATTGATTGAATGCTCACTAACTTATCTCCCCTACAACATCTCAGAATCTATGCGATTAAAATTTGACGAAGATAACGGCTTTTTTGCGTAATTATTATATGCGCACTTAATCTAGATAATAAATACTATACTAGTTAAGGAAAGCAATAATGTCAAGCACAGATAGGCAAAATCGACTACTATTAAACGAAGATTGGAAGAGAGTTTACCAATCTTTCCGTAATGCAGATTTTCAAAGTTATGACTTTGACAATCTACGTCGAACAATGATTAATTACCTCCGTCAGAACTATCCGGAGGATTTTAACGACTATATTGAAAGTTCAGAATACCTTGCATTGATTGATCTTATTGCTTTCCTAGGTCAAAACTTGTCTTTCCGTATTGATTTAAATGCTAGAGAAAACTTTCTTGAACTAGCCGAACGTCGCGAAAGTGTATTAAGATTGGCTCGTCTTCTTTCATACAATCCAAAAAGAAATCAAGCAGCCAATGGCCTGCTAAAGTTTGAGTCTATATCTACTACAGAAGATGTTATTGATTCAAATAATACTAACTTGTCAAGACAAAATATTGTGTGGAACGACTTTTCAAATCCTGATTGGTTTGAACAGTTTATTAAAGTAATGAATGCAGCACTGCCTGCAAATGGCGTATTTGGTCGCCCTATTAAGACAGGAACAGCCGACGGAATCAGCGCAGAACAATATAGATTTAACGCACTTAACACTGATATTCCTGCTTATGCATTTACTAAAAATGTAGACGGCCGCAGCACACAGTTTGAAATTGTATCAACTGATATTACAGATGAAAGAATTACTGAAGAACCTCCGCTACCAGGAAACAGCTTTGCTTTTTTGTATAGGGATGATGGCCAGGGCGCTGGTTCAAACAATACAGGATTTTTTGCACACTTTAGACAAGGTCGTATAGATCAAGGCGACTTTAGCATTACAACTCCTTCAACTAATCAAGTAGTAACAATTGACAGCGTTAACATCAACAACACTGATGTTTGGCTTTATAAATTAGATGCAGATGGTTTAGAAAACGAAATCTGGACTAAGGTAGATGCTATTGAAGGCAATAACGTAGTTTACAATAGTCTTAGCAAAAATATTAGAAATATTTATAGTGTACTTACTAGAGTAGAAGATCGTATCAGTTTAATATTTTCAGATGGTGTATTTGGTGCATTACCAAAAGGATCATTTAAGGTCTACTATCGTATAAGTGATAATAGAAGCTATTTGATCAGTCCCGATGAAATGACCGGCATTACAATAGCAATTCCTTATCAAAGCAAAAGAGGCACTAGCGAAACTTTAACTATCGGCCTAGAATTACAGTACACAGTTGATAATGCAAGTGCTGCTGAAACTAATGCAAGCATTAAAGCAAATGCACCAGCAACTTACTATACTCAAAATAGAATGATTACTGGTGAAGATTATAATATTGCGCCGCTTGGTGTTAGTCAAGAAATAGTAAAAGTAAAAAGCGTGAATAGAACATCAAGTGGCATTAGTAGATATTTTGATGTTTTAGATGCAACCGGAAAATATTCAACTACTAATCTTTACGGCAAAGATGGTGCAATTTATACCCAGTTCTTTGATACTAAATCTACATTCACTTTTAATACTAGAACAGATGTGGAAGGCGTTATTAGAAATCAAATCGAGCCTATTTTAAATGATTATAAAATTAAAAACTTTTACTATTCTCGTTTTCCAAAATTCCTAGTATCGGATCTAGGAGCAAGATGGAATCAAGTAACACGAGATCAAAATCGCAGTACAGGATATTTGACTGATGTAAGCGGTGCTAGGTTAAGAGTAGGAAGCTTTACTGGTTCTACTCTACAGTATCTAGCACCTAATTCGATGATAAAATTTGTTGCACCAGCAGGCTATCATTTTATGCCAGACGGCAGTATAATGTCAGGGCCGGCAGATCATCCAGGCGCAACCACATACAAGTGGGCTAAAGTTGTTAGTGTAGCAGGACCAGGTACTGATAATACTCTTGACGGTCTAGGTGCTATTGTACTCAATGAAATTATACCAAATGCACCTGATAACGACCCGGCAGCAGCACCCATTGTTGAAGAAATTAAGCCAGTGTTTACTACTGAGCTAGAACCTGCTGTCCGTACACAGTTTATTGATCAAGTGTTTACATATAAAACTTTTGGCTTACGTTATGATTTTAATAATTCGCTATGGCGTATTATTGTAGAAAATAACCTTGATTTAAGGTCAGAATTTAGTACAGGAAAAACAGGCGATCTTACTAATCAACAGCAAGATGCAAGTTGGTTATTACTGTTTCAAACAGACGGTGAAACATATACGATAACCTACAGAGGACAACGATATGTGTTTGAAAGCGACCGAGAAATAAGATTCTATTTTGATAGCTCGGATAAAGTGTATGATCCTTTAACAAACGAAATTGTAAAGGATAAAATTTCTCTACTTTCAATTAACAATCGTCCAGACGCTCAGGGTAATTACTCACTAATGCCGTTTAGTGTGCCATTTGAGTGGGAAATTGTAAAAGAATATAGAGACCGAGAAGGATATGTAGATAGTAAAAAGATTGAAATTGGTTTCTTCGATTCAGATGATGACGGTGTAGTTGATGATCCGGATCTGTTTGAAGAATTTGTTACTAATAACGATTTAGCAAAATGGATATTTTTAGAAAAATATACAACTACAGACAACGTAGACGATTTTAGATATGTCAGTGAAACAGATGCAAATATTACAGTTGTTCCATCAGAGCAAACTATTATGGATAATGGTGTATTAAGCTATGCAAACAACACATTATTTTATATTGTAGATAAAAATATCTTTAAAACATATAACACTCAAACGGAAATGTTGCAGCTAGAAACAGATTACAGAGCATATAGAGGCAGAGACGAAATTGTCTTCCAGTATGTACATGCTGCTGATGAAAGTAACAGAATCGACCCAAGCAGTACTAATATTATTGATACATATTTGTTAACACGACGTTACGACATAGAGTTTAGACAGTTTCTAAACGGAACAATTACTCAGCGACCACTTCCGCCTAGTAGCGACAGTTTGTTTACCAATTTTGGTCAAGAACTTAACAAAATTAAGTCAATAAGCGACGAAGTAATTTATCATCCGGTTAAGTATAAAGTACTGTTTGGCAATGAAGCAGAGGACGACTTGAAAGCTACTTTTAAAATAGTTAAAAACACAGATCGCGTAGTTAATGACAACGAAGTAAAAGCTAAAGTTGTTGCAGCAATTGACGAATTCTTTGCAATTGAAAATTGGGAGTTTGGCGATACATTTTACTTTACAGAATTAAGCACTTATATCATGAACAAACTTGCCCCGGACGTATCAGCTATTGTTATTGTTCCAGTACAAAATACACTAGCATTTGGTAGCATGTTTGAAGTTAAGTCAGAAGCAGATGAAATCTTTATTAGTTCTGCTACCGTAGACAATGTTCAAATTATTAGTTCGCTTACTGCATCTAGACTACGCTCAGAAGGAGCAATTTTCCTTGAAGATACTCAAACACAAGGTGTTACAAGTTCAACAGGTAGCACAATTATTCAGTCAACTAATACTGGAACTACCGGCGGAAGCACAGGTGGAGGATTTACTTACTAATGGCATATAACAACGATCAAAATGAATATCCGTTGCCAGCTGATGGTAACAATGAGAGAAAAAGCGAATCTCTTTTACCTAGATATTTTAGAACAGAAGTAAACAAAAAATTCCTTCAGTCTACACTAGATCAAATGGTACAACCAGGTGTGGCTGAAAAGCTAAATGGATTTTTTGGTAGACGAATCTCCAAGGCTTTCGATGCTGACGACAATTATATTAGTGATATCTCTCTATCAAGAGAAAACTATCAGTTCGAACCAGCGGCTGTTATCAAAGATGAAATTGACAATGTAGTTTTCTACAAAGACTACAACGATTATATTAATCAAGTTAAAAACTTTGGCGGAAATGCAGACAATCATGACATTTTAAACTCGCAAGAATATTATGCATGGAACCCTAATATTGATTGGGATAAATTTGTAAACTTCCGTGAATACTACTGGTTACCTTACGGCCCGCAAACTGTTAATATTGCAGGTCAGAGTCGTGAAGTTGAAAGTACCATTAATGTTAGTCTATCAGATAACGTTGATAATATTTCTTATTCATTCTCATCAGACGAACTTGTACAAAATCCTACACTGATTCTTTATAGAGGACAAACGTATACCTTTAACCTAAATGTTACTGGAACACCTTTTAGTATCAAAACAAAAAGAACACTAGATTCGAGTTTTAATTATGACGACGGTGTAACTGAACAAGGTGTCGAATCGGGCACAATTACATTTACTGTAGGAATTAATGCTCCTGAAATACTGTATTATGTTGCAGATAACGACATTAATAATAGCGGTTTAATACAAGTTAAAGACATTGTAGAAAATACAGAAATAGATGTAGAACGAGAAATTATCGGAAAGGTTGCTTATAAAACAGAAGCAGGCTTCGATCTTTCTAATGGAATGAAAGTAAGATTTGTAGGTACTGTAACTCCTGAAAAATATGCGCAGGACGAATGGTATATTGAAGGCGTCGGCGAAAGTATTAGGCTAGTAAATGAAAGAGATCTAGAAATACCAGGTCCGTATTCGGAAAATAGAGATATACCTTTCGACTCAGGTGCCTTTGATAGACTGCCATTTGATAACGCTAGCGGGTTTACTGAAAAGAAAGATTATATTGTAATCGATCGAGCTAGTTCAGACAGAAATCCATGGACACGATACAACAGATGGTTCCATCGAGATGTTATTGAGCGTTCAGCTGAAATAAACAACGAACCTATAAGTGTAGATCAGAGTGCAAGAGCAACTCGTCCTATTATCGAATTCGATGCGGGACTTAAACTGTTTAACTTCGGTACAGAAAATAAGGCCAACGTAGATCTCGTTGATACATTCACTACTGATATTTTCTCAACTATTGAGGGTGCTACAGGTTATAACATTGACGGTATTCAATTAGTTAATGGCATGAGAGTACTGTTCACCGCTGAACAAGACGAGCGTGAAGCTGGCAAGATTTTTAAAGTTACATTTATTAATCATAAAGGTCAACGACAGATTAGTCTTGTTGAGGAAGAGGATAGTGCTCCGTTAGAAAACGAAACTGTACTAGCACTAAATGGAGTAGAATACAAAGGAAGAATGTTCTACTACAACGGCAGTGAGTGGAACATAACACAAGAAAAAACAGCAACTAACCAACAGCCGTTGTTTGATCTATTTGATGACAACGGATTTAGCTACGGCGACAGCGAAGAATATCCAAATACTACATTTTCTGGAAATAAAATATTTTCATATCAGCAAGGTACTGGTGCAACAGATACTGCATTAGGATTTCCGTTAAGCTATAGAAGTATAGAAAATGTTGGCGACATAGTATTTAATTTTAATCTATTAACCGACACATTTACATATACTGATGCTAATCAAACACTAACTCTAAATACAGATGTTTGTGTTCTTAAAAAGCATTCAACAAGAGATAGATTTACTTATGTAAACGGCTGGAAAAAAGCACCTCAAGAAAGTACTCAAGATGTATTGAGACAGTACATTGCTACTAATGGTCAGACTGACTTTGCAATTGACGTTTATGAAGAAACACCTAGTATTGATGATGTTCGTGTTAGAGTATCAGTTAATAATGCGCTGAAGTTTGAAGGAACAGATTTTTCACTTGTAGAAACTAACAGAAGCCTAGTTGTTAAATTCAATCAAGGACTCGTTATTAATGATGTCGTAGTTTTAAGAACTAGATGCGCCAACGCTAAAAATGAAAATGGTTTATATGAACTACCGGCTAATCTAGAAAAAAATCCGCAAAATAATAATATTACTTCATTTACGCTAGGCGAAGTTAACGACCATGTGAGCACTATTGTTACAGAAGTAGAAGGTTTTAGAGGAGAGTATCCAGGAAGAAACAATCTTCGCGATCTTGGTGATATTACTCCTTTTGGTAAGAAGTTTTTACAGCACACTGGTCCTATTAACCTTGCATTATATCATTTAACTGATAAAAATACTAATATTGTAAAAGCTCTTGATTATTCTAGACGCGAGTATGCAAAATTTAAAAGAGTATTTTTACAAAAGTCTCTAGAACTAGGATTCGACGGTAATCCTAAAGAGCATGTTGATTTAATTTTTAAAGAAATTAACAGAGACAAAAATATCAACATGCCGTTTTACTTTTCGGACATGGCGCCAACTGCGGGTGCAAAAAGAATTTCGTATACTGTTTTCGAGCAAGGAAACACTTTTTATGCATTAAGTGAACCGTTTAGTTTAGACGAGCCTACAGTAAAAGCTGTAACTGTTTATGTTAACGACGAACAGTTATTACTTGGCCAAGATTATACATTCAATCAAGAAGGTTTTTGTGTAATTACTGCTCCTTTAGCATTTAATGACAGAATTGATATTTACGAATACGAGACTACAGACGGTAGTTATATTCCTCCAACACCAACTAAACT